TGCTGGTAGACGTAAGAGTTTCTGTGCTCGTATGGAAGGTGTTAAAGGTCCTATGAAAGACGCTAAAGGAAGACCTACTCGTAAAGCGTTAGCACTTAAAAAGTGGGATTGTTAAGTTGAATGCCAGATCCATTTGGGTTATCCGAAGGAGTCAAAGGACTTAGTTCAAGTCTAGACTCCAGTAGAGAAGCTGCTAAAAGCTTATCTAAAAGTATTGAAGTAATTCGACATGATGCCGTAGATGTCGCACAGCAACAAGCCAGAGACCGAATAACTGCCCAACGAGAAGCAGAGTTTAAAAAACAACAAGCAATATTTAAAGCATTAGAAGAATATAAAAAGCGTAAATTAATAACAGACGAAGAACTAAAACTAAAGCAACAGTTTATTAAGACGTATGGAACTAAAGAGTGGGAGTCTGTATTGAAAATTAAGAATGAATTAGAAGCACTAGAAAAATTAAATCTTGCAGAATATCAACATGATTTAAAATCAGTAAGACGAGTACAGTTTTGGTGTTTCTTTGTAGCTGCATTTATTGCGTGGTATTTAACTTGGGGTATTAAATAATGTTTGGAATAGATGACATCATTGGAGTAGGAATGAAGCTTGTTGATAAGCTAATTCCTGACCCTGCTGCTAAAGCACAAGCACAGTTAGATTTAGCTAAGTTAGCTCAAGATGGAAAACTTGCTGACATCCAAGCTGATATGAATGAGCAGAACAACATATCAGATCGCTGGAAAGCAGACATGTCGTCTGACTCTTGGTTGTCTAAGAACATTAGACCCATGGCTTTGATAGCAATTCTTGGTGGATACTTTGTTTTTGCCATGATGTCTGCCTTTGGACTGAATGCTAACGAGTCCTATGTTACGTTGCTCGGAAACTGGGGTATGCTCGTTTTCGGTGCATATTTTGGATCACGCACCCTTGAGAAGGTTACAGAACTAAGGAATAAATCTAAATGAACTTAAGTGAACACTTTACCCTTGAAGAGTTAACTGCTACTTCTCATAGAGAGTTTGACAATACTCCTAAAGCTAGTGAGTTAGCTAATCTAATGAGATTGGCAGCTTTGCTTGAGCAAGTTAAGACAGTCTTAGGTGGTAAACCTGTAATGATTAATTCTGGTTTTAGATCTAAACAGGTTAATGATTCTGTTGGATCCAAAGATACTAGTCAGCATCGTATTGGATGTGCTGCTGACATTAGAATCCCCGGAATGACTCCAGATGAGGTTGTGAAGGCTATTATGTCTTCTGATATAGGATATGACCAGATAATCAGAGAGTTTGACTCATGGACTCATATAAGCGTTCCTAATACAACTACTGATAAACCAAGAAAACAAGCTTTGATTATTGATAAATCAGGCACAAGAGTATACTCTTAAATATATAAAAACCTTGACATTTAGTCTAAAATGTGTTAAAATAAGGACACCATGGCATCTCCGACCTACTTACAACTTGTAAATGATGTATTGATTAGACTTCGTGAAAACGAGGTTTCTTCTGTATCAGACAACGCTTATTCAAAGCTTATTGGTAAATTTGTTAATGATGCAAAGCGTCAATGTGAAGACGCTTATAACTGGAATGCATTATCAGATACTCTATCTGCTACAACTGGTGCAGATATATTTAACTATGTATTAGTAGGTTCTGGTCAGCGTTTCCGTGTCATCGATGTAATTAATGATACTAACGATTATATGCTTGAATTACAAACAACGGATCAAATGAATAAGTTGTTTCTGATACAAACAGCTCAAAAAGATCAGCCAAGATACTATAACTTTAATGGTACAGATTCTAACGGAGATACTCAAGTAGATTTATATCCTATTCCTAATGGTGTTTATAATCTTCGTTTTAACGTTATTAAACCACAGCCACCATTATCAGCTAACTCAGACCAATTACTTATTCCTTCTGAGCCAGTTATATTTAACGCTTTAGCTCGTGCAATGGGTGAGCGTGGTGAAGATGGCGGTATTGCTTCTAATGAAGCATATGCTATGTATAGATCTTCTTTAGGTGACGCTATTGCTCTTGAGAGTGGTCGTTATAGTGAAGAAGCGGAGTGGACAGCCTAATGGCAGAAGCTCTATTAACAGGCTCGATACAAGCTCCGGGGTTCTCTGGTCTTGATATTCAAGATGCTTCAGTGCAGCTCACAAGTGGGTATGCATTAGAAGCATTTAACTGTGTCATTGATAAATATGGTCGTATTGGTGCTCGTAAGGGTTGGACCAAAGTAAATACAACTGCTATCACATCTAGTCCAGCAGTTAGAACAGTATTTGAATTTGTAAAGTCTGATGGTAATGTGGTTTTTACTTGTGCAGGAAATAAAGTATACACAGGAACTACGACATTAACTGCTGCAATTAATGGAACAGTAGTCGATGCTGCTGGTACAGGAACTACAGCAATTACTGTTACAGACGATAACTGGCAGATTGCTAGTATGCCTTATAACAACAGTGGAAATACTTCTGCTCATGCGGTATTTGTTCAAGGCGGACACCCTGCACTGGTATATCATAAAGTAGGTAATGCTACACATAATCACACAGGTGCTTATGGGTTTCAAAGAATAGGCGACATTGGAACTCTTCCTACTGGTTATACTGTAACTACATTTACACCTAATTGTGCCATGACAGCTTATGGTCGATTATGGACGGCTGACATTACAGGCAATAATCAAACTGTTTATTTTAGTGACTTACAGAATCCAACTAACTTTACTACAGGTACGTCAGGTTATTTAGACATCAGTACTGTTATTCCTACTGGTGATGGTATCGTAGCTCTAGCAGCACATAATGGGTTCTTTATTATATTTTGTAAACGTAGCATTATTATTTATGCTAATCCTAAAGATCCAGCAACAATGACGTTGCAAGATGTTATTAAAGGTGTTGGTTGTATTGCTCGTGATTCAGTAGTTTCCGTATATGGTTCAGATATTATGTTCTTGTCTGAAACCGGTGTGCAGTCTCTTGGTCGTTTGATTCAAGAAAAGTCAATGCCATTACGTGATGTGTCTAAGAATGTACGTGATGACCTTATTGCTAACGTAGCTACAGAAACTTTAAAGAATATTAAAGCAGTTTATTTTGCTACTGATGCTTTTTATTTATTGTCTTTACCTTCAACTGGTTTTACTTATTGTTTCGATACTCGTGGTGTATTAGAGAATGGTGCAGCAAGAACAACAATATGGAAGAGTATTAATCCTACAGCGTTTCATGTAACAGAAGATAGAAAACTATATTTAGGACAGTTAGGATACATTGGTAACTATACTGGATATCAAGACAACACAGCAAGCTATCGTTGGTCCTATTACACTAACTATTTTGACTTTGAACAACCAACATCTATTAAGATTCTTAAGAAACTAGGAATGGTTGTTATTGGCGGAAGCAGTCAAGTTATTTCTATTAAGTGGGGCTTTGATTACACTAACAACTATAACAGCAGCACTCTTGCTTTAAAACCTGTTACTGTGGCTGAGTATGGAATTGGAGAATACGGAATAGCAGAATATGCTAATGGTATTGCTTTAGATACATTAAAGTTTAATGCTTCAGGATCAGGAAAAGTATTACAAATTGGATTTGAATCAGATATTAATGGATCTCCGTTGTCTGTTCAAAAAGTAGACGTAGCTATTAAAACAGGAAAGAATATATAATGTCTGATTATTCAAAGTCAACTAATTTTACAACTAAGGATACTCTTCCTACAGGCAATGCAGGAAAGATTGTTAAAGGAACTGAATTAGATACTGAGTTTACAGCTATTGCTTCTGCTGTAGCATCGAAAGCTGATGTATCTAGTCCTGCGTTATTAGGTACACCTACTGCACCTACAGCAACTGCTGGTTCTAATACAACTCAGATTGCCAATACAGCATTTGTACAAACTGCACTGGCTTCTGCGTTTACTACTGGTATGATTATGTTGTGGTCAGGAACAATTGCTACAGTTCCTTCTGGTTGGTATTTCTGTAATGGTTCTAACGGAACTCCAGATTTACGTGATAAGTTTGTTATTGGTGCTTCTGCAGATAGTGGAGGTGTAGCTAAAACTAATATTACTGCGTCCTATACACAGACTGGCGGTACAAAAGATGCCATTAATGTAAGCCATACACATACTGCAACTTCTTCTGTTACTGATCCGGGACACACTCACGGAGTTCTGACTTATAGAGGAAATGCTCCTGATAATTGGATTAGTGGCTCTTTCTCAAACGCTGCAGTAAATACATATGCTACAAACTCTGCAACAACAGGAATTACTGTAGGAACGACAATTACTTCTGCAGGTTCAGACGGAACAAATCAGAACTTACCTCCATACTATGCTCTTGCATACATTATGAAGGCATGATACAAATACCAGTAATTGTTAGAAAAGATTACTTGTTTGCAATAGAACAGTTTCAGGATGGACAGTTTATGCATTGTGAAGTATATAACTGGAGTCCTAAAGTATTAAAAGAATTAAAGAAAGATTGGTTTACATTTACAGAACTACATGGCGGTCCTCTTTTTTGTGCAAAAGAACAAGACTCTCCTGCGTATCTGAAGTTTATTAAACAGCTAGGGTTTAAACCTTATGTCAAATTACAAGGAAACACAGGCAATGAAGTTCAAGTTCATTATTGGAGCGATTAATCATGGGTAGTTCAATTGGTAGTTTAGTCGGAGGAGCTGCAGGGTTTGCTTTAGGCGGACCTGCAGGAGCTTCGTTAGGGATGGGTCTGGGCGGAGCTGCTGGAAACCTACTTGGTGGTTCGGCTCAAGGAGGCTCTGCTGCCCAAGCACAAGGTAATGCTGGTAACAGTATTTATGGTGCTGGTCAATATGGTCAAATGTCTTCACAGTTTAATCCTATTGGAATAACTACTAACTTTGGTAGATCTAATTTTACTAGAGATCCTACTACAGGACAGATAACTCAAGCTGGTTATACACTAGACCCAAGACTACAAGGTATTTCAAGCAGTGTTCTTGGCAATGCTGTAAATTACAATCCTGCACAAGTTGGTCAAGCTGCACAGCCTTTATATGGCGGTGCTTCTAGTTTATTCAATCTTGGACAACAATATCTTGCTACGTCGCCTGAGCAAGCAGCTCAAGACTACATGGCTAACCAACGTAATCTTTTAGCTCCGGGATATGAACAAGCATTGGCTGGTGTGCGTAATCAACAATTTCAAACAGGACGCACTGGTTTAGGTGTTGGCGGAACTTCTGTAGGATACAATGGTGTAGGCAGTCCCGGTTTACTTGCTACAAATCCAGAAATGCAAGCACTATATAATGCTAAAGCAAAACAAGATGCTGATATAGCTGCCAAAGCAGATCTTTATGGTCAACAACGTGCTCAATTTGGTTCTAGTCTATTTGGTACAGGAGCAGACTTGTTAGGTCGAGTTCCAAACCTAACTTCAGCAGGATACACACCTTTAAATACAATTCTCGGAACTGCTAATAGTATTGAAGGAATGGGTCAGAATGCATTTGACTTAAGCACTACATTAGGTGCAGGACAGTCTACAGCTAACGCTAATGCTGCTCGCTTTGGTTTAACTGGAGCCACTTCTGCTGCTCCTTATCAAGTTGCTAATCAGTCTTATAACCCACTAGCTAACGTTCTTCAAGGAACTTCAGGATCTGCAGCCATGGGACAAGCCGGAAGTAAACTTGGTGAATGGTTTGGAGATATAACTGGTGGTGGAACTGGAATGGGACTATTAAATAGTTCTAAGAGCACTGCTGATTATATGAATGCAATAGGTGCAACAAGTAGCGGTCCTTTAAGTTCAAGTAATGCTTTTGCTAACGAATGGTGGATGTAAAAATGGCAGATAATTCAATGGTAGGTAGTTTGTTTGGAGTAGATCCAGCACAGTATCAACAACAACAAGAGATTTTACAAGCTAATCGCAATATGCAGTTGGCTCAGTTAGATCCAATGCAGTCTGCTCGTTATAGTTTAATGCAAGGTGGTTCACAACTAGGTAATGTTGGAGCACAGTTATTAGGTGTTGAAGATCCACAATTACAACAAGCTAGAGAATTAAAACAGATTGCCAGTCAATACGACACAACAACTCCACAAGGGTTAATGGCACTTGCTCAAGCCGTCCAAGGTAAGTATCCAGCACAGGCACAAAGAGCCGTTGAAGTTGCTCAAAAGATGCAATTAAATGCTGCTAATGTTTACCAGAAAACTGGTGAAAATCTTAATTCATTAATTTCTTCTGGTAAGTATACTCCTGAGAGTTTATCTAAATATCAACAGACACGAAATGCTGGTGATTTAGTACCTTTAATTGCTCCGGAAAAGATGGGCGAAACTACCATTAAAGAAATAGCTACTGCAGAAAAGAACAACACTATTCTGACAAACAGCAATGCTAAACTAGATGGTTTAATTAAAGAAGTAGAAGCAGGAGATATTCAGTTTGGTTTAGGTCCTCGTGCTGTGGCAATAGGTCAAAGATTTACTGGCAAACAAGATGAAAACACACGTAAATTAGATAGTTTGTCTAAGTTTATGGAAACAGAACGTAACAATATTCTGTTGGCTGCTAAAGGTACACAAACCGAAGGCGACGCAACTCGTGCTATGAATCAAATTATTAAAGATACCGACTTGAATAATCAAGAAAGTGTTGCTCAAGCATTGAGAGATTTAAAAGCATACAAAGAGTCACAGATTGTTGGTAACAATGCTTATATTAGTGCTTTACAAGGTTCACGTAAACTAGGAGGCACATCTCCACAGGTTCCTCCTTCAGGTGAATACGCTGATGACTACAAGAAATATGTAGCTAAATATGGTAATGTATTGCCTTACGCAGCCTATGCTGCAAAACGTAAACAAGCTGCACAATAAGGAGTTTTAATGGCTCAGTATAAGTCACAAGAAGAAGCAAGTAAAGCTCTATCAGCACAGCTACAAGCTAAAGGTCGTGAACTGCTTCCTATCTCTGATA